AGCAAACCGCAAGCCTCTCGTTGTGGAGAAATTGAATGAAAGTACTTTTACTTAGCACTACATTAGCTTTGGCCGTAGCATCGACTGCATTTGCAAGAGATAACGTCCAAGTAACTGGCTCATCTACAGTCCTACCATATGCAACCATTGTAGCAGAAGCATTTGGTGAAAACTTTGACTTTCCTTCGCCTGTTGTAGAAGGTGGTGGTTCTGGTGCCGGTCGCAAAAAACTTTGCGAAGGCGTTGGTGAGAATACAGTTGATATTGCTAATAGTTCATCAAAGATGAAAGATGAAGAATGGGCCAAGTGTGAAGAAGTAATCGGTGAGGTTACCGAAGTTCGTATTGGTTATGATGGCATTGTATTTGCTTCGAATATCGGTCAGCTTGGTATCAAAGACCTAACAGTAGCACAATTATACACCGCACTACATGCCGACAGCACTGCAAAGCTTTGGAGCGATGTAGATCCTTCTCTTCCAGCAGTAGAGATTCTTGCTTATATTCCAGGTACTAAACATGGAACACGTGAAGTATTCGACGTGAAGGTTATGGAAGCTGGTTGTAAAGAAGTTCTTAGTGTTGAAAAGCTAGACGACGACCAGAAGAAAGCTTGTGTTAACGTTCGCACCGATGGCGCATCTGTCGACATCGATGGCGACTATACAGAAACCCTTGCTCGCCTTGACGCAAACAAGACATCACTCGGTGTGTTTGGTCTTAGCTTCTATCAGAACAACACCGATAAACTTGAAGTCACTACTGTCAGTGGCGTAGCACCAAGCGTAGAAACAATCTCAAGTGGTGATTATCCTATCAGCCGTCCACTTTACTTCTATGTGAAGAATGCACATCTCAGTGTTATTCCTGGACTTAAAGAATACGTTGAGTTCTTTGTAAGTGACGATATGGCTGGTCCAGACGGTGCTCTTGCTCAGTACGGTCTTGTGCCAGACCCAGAACTCGCAGCAACTCAGGAAATGGTTTCTGGTATCGAATAAATATCAAAAACTCTTATTGAGGTAATAATGGAAGACTTCCAGGCTTGGCAAAAATATCCTCATCTTAGACTTTGGTTTAATAAACTATATCTGGCTGAATTTTTAGGGTATGATTGCGGGCCTGGAGGCATCCCTCCGAAGGCTTCTGGTTACTACTGTGTAAGACCCATATATAACCTTGACGGTATGAGTGTAGGCGCCAGAAGGCAATGGATTGAAGCTGGAGATCGTACTAGCGTAGAACCTGGATACTTCTGGTGTGAATGGTTCGATGGTGACCAGTATTCTATTACATATGAATCAGAAGATCTATATGGTTACTCACAAAAATCATGTTTTAAAGCTGAACGTAACGTAGATCAGCTATTCCGGTTTAAGCGTTGGACACGCTCTGACAAACAAATCCCAATGCCATTACGTATTGAGGACGAACTTATGTTCTCAGGTGCTCATATCGTCAACGTTGAGATGATAGGCGACAAGGTAATTGAGCTTCATTTCCGTGATACTCCCGATCCAGACTATGAAGAACTGATTCCTGTTTGGAGCGATGAGCAACAAATAGTTGACATTTATACAAAAATAGGTTATACTTATATAGAAGCCCCCGACAATTCAAACGGATATCTCCCAGTTTATCGCTTGGGCTTTATGGTAAAATAGGAGAACACATGCTTATATCAACATATTTCAAAGAAAATGCTCATTCAGCTCGAGCCGAAGTAATGAGAAATACCGCCGGTGATTACTACTATATCGATTATTACGATCAAGGCGGAAACAAGTTTTACACCGAGACCTTTCCTGGAAAATCTATTCACTATGTTGAAGACGCCGCGGAAAACTGGTCTATCAATGTGAAGGTGTTACACGGATAATGCAAATAGAACTGACAGCGGAAAGTATTCTCCGTGAAGTCAGCAAATACGTGAACGAAGATGTTTCATACATCGATGCACTAGTTCATTATGCTGAAGTTCACGGAGTAGAAATTGAAGTAATTGGCGACATCGTACGTCGAAGCCAGATCATCAAAGCTCGAGTACATGAAGACGCCGAAAAACTTAACCTAGTAGAAAGAACACAGAGGTTACCAATCTAATGTCTGTATATTCAACGCGAGATGCCTTTGAGATCTATATGTATTATCTCGCGCTGAAGAGGCACTTCACCACTGATTATGATTACTTTAAGTACAATGGTAAGGTGAAGGCCTCTCAACTCTCTTTCGAGAATCGTAAAGACAAATTTCAGTTTTACAAACTCTCGAAACGCAAGGATGCAAAAGAATTCATTCTTGCAAACATGATCTTTGATCCAACTCTTTGGGTCGGAGACCTTCTCGATAATGAGAAGGCAGAAGAGGTCTATATCGAATGGTCACGTAAACAAGAAAGCTTGTCATACGTGTTCAAGAACGACCTCTCCGAGTTGAACGAAGACTTCAACTCGAATATACTTGTGAAAGATGGCCAGCATCCAAGACTTCTCCAGCTCTATAATATGCGTCGAGTTAACTTGGAAACCCTTGTTATCATTGACGACCTTGTGAATAATTTTTCTTACTGGGAGAAGAAAATTACGGATCCGATCATCTTTCCGAGTATAAATAGATTTGTCGCTAAGGTAAAGCCGTTCATCAGCTACGATAAGAAGAAGATGAAATCAATACTTGTCGACAAATTCGCACAATCGCAACAAGCCGCTTAAAATCGCTTATAATCGCAAAGGAATACTATTATGTCTAGCTCATTCGCAGCTCTCAAAAAAGCCCGTTCGTCTTCGTTCGACAAACTGAACCAGCAACTTCAAAAGACGGCAGGGGGCCAATCTAACAACAACGATGACAAATACTGGAAGCCCGATGTCGACAAGGCCGGGAATGGATATGCTGTTATCCGCTTCTTGCCTGCCCCAGAAGGTGAAGATGTTCCGTTTGTCAAGATGCATGACCATGGTTTCCAAGGTCCTGGAGGTTGGTATATTGAGAACTCATTGACCACTATTGGTCAGGATGATCCGGTCTCTGAGCACAATTCCAAACTCTGGAATTCTGGTAACGAGTCGGATAAAGAAATCGCACGCAAGCAAAAGCGTCGCACTAACTTTCATGCCAACATCTATGTTGTGAAGGATGCTGCTAACCCTGCAAATGAGGGTAAGGTTTTCCTTTACAAGTTTGGTAAGAAAATTATGGAGAAGCTTCAGGAAGCAATGAACCCACAGTACGAAGGTGAGACTCCGGTCAACCCATTCGACATGTGGGAGGGTGCTGACTTCAAACTGAAGATTCGTAACTACGAAGGCTACCGTAACTATGATCGCTCTGAGTTCAGTGAAGCCGGTCCTATGACAAACTCGCGTGGTGAGTCATTTACCGACGAACACCTTGAAGAGATCTGGAAGCAACAGCATTCTCTGAAAGAGATCGTCGATCCTAAAAACTTCAAGACCTACGCTGAACTGAAGACTAAACTCTATAAGGTTCTCGGTCTTGATGGCAGCTCACACGCACCCATGAAATCGGCTGCCGAGGACGACGCGGAGATGGACTTCACTCCAAAGTTTAAAGAGCGTACCGCTCCTAAGCAGGAGGAAACTCCATCTCCGTCATTCACTCCATCGTTGGATGAAGACGACGATACTCTCGACTTCTTCAAGAGCCTAGCGGCTGGAGACTGAGTCTAAAAGAAGGAGCCTTCGGGCTCCTTCTTCATAGGAGGATAATATGGGATATAAAAGAACTTCAAAGAAGACTGGCGCAAATTCGCGGCGGTCTCAGACTATTAATAATACCAATGGTTCGATAACAAATTCGAATTCAACCGGCAGTAAACAGTTTAGAACCACTTACAGCAATAACTCAAAGACCGGAAACAAGATTACACAAACTTGGAGAGATGGCGCTGGTTTTACACATAGAAAAACTGTCTATTCAACAGCTAGCGCTGAACAAGAAAGAAAAAGACAACAAAAACAAAGCGCTAAATTCTGGGCAAATTTGTTCGGTGCGAATAAGAAAAGACGTGTAACGAAACGCAAGCCGAGTG